CGGAACGTGAGAAGGAAGGCGATACGCGCCCCCCGCGTCAGCGGGGCGCGTTCGCCGCATCGTAAGCAGCCTGAAGGGTTGCCCATGCAGCCTCGGTTGGGAGCTTCAGAGTCTCCATTGGTTGCATGGTGCGGACCTTCGCGATGCCCTCGAGCTTGGGGTTCGAGAACGTGGCGAAGTGCTGTCGCACCTTCTTGCTGGTGACGCTGTTCTTCTTGATGACTCGGTCGCCGACCTTCACCTCGACCTCGCGGGATTCCTCGACGACATCCCAGGTGGTGGTGATGGGGACGACCAGGTCAAACATGGGGAACATGCGTGCGTACAGACCGTCCGAGATGAGGATCTTGTACTCCTCGACGTGCTGGTTCTCGGAGAGCGGAATGTGCTTTCGGGACAGGTGCGCGATGTAGAAGACTCCGTAACCGTGCCGGCGCAACGACGAGCCGAACTCGATCAGGGTGTCGAACAGGCGCTCCCAGCCCAGCCGGCCGTCGACGTCGGTGAACTTCTCCCGACCGTACAGGCTGGCGATGTGCGGACGGAGCAGTCGAATGGCCGCGCCGAGGGTGTCGATGACGACGGTCTCGGGGCGTGGCTGGTTGCGGACGGCAAGGTCGACGAGCTGCTTGTGCTTCTCCTCGACGAGCTTCCACGACAGGACCATGGGGTTGCCCCGCTCGTCCTGTGCCCGACCGTCAGCGCCGGGCGTCGGCCACATCACTGCCTCGCTGGTGGGGCAGACCGCGGGGGTCTCGTCGAGGTTGATGATGAAGGCGTTGGGATTGGACTGGAGGAGGAACGACTTGCCAGCGCCTGCCTCGCCAACCACCAGACCGAGCATGCGCCCAAGAGGGACGCGGCCAGTGACCACCGAAGAGCCGAGGGAAGGGTACTTGGAAGCAATTGTCTTACCGGTTGCAAGGGCATGTGTCATGATGATGCCTCAATCGAGGAAGGTGGGTGCACGCATGCCTCCGGGCAGGATCATCCTCTCTCCTGCCGTGAAGGTTGCCGGAGCGTCCGGCAAGCTCATGGGTTCGTCGAACTGCGCCTCGACCGAGTCGTCGGCGGAATCCTGGGTGACGGGCTGGACCTCGCGGGCAGCCGGCCGGTAGCCGGGGATGCTCACGACGATCTTCTTCTCGAACCTGATGTTCAGCTTCTCGCACCACTCGGAGAAGGTGGCCATCGTGATGCTGGTGCCGTGGTTCTCGTTGAAGATGAAGAGAAGCGACGAGCGGGACTCAATGTTCTCGCCGCAGCGCCGGACGATCTCGGCGATCTTCGGAGCGATGACGGACTCGAGGATCTCCTGCTCGAACTGCATGAATGGATGGGGTCGGCTCATGCGATGTCTCCCTCGGGCACCGCATCGTCGCGGTCCCGCTGCACGAAGTTCTCGCCGCGCACGACGTCCGGCCACACGACCGGGTCCGTCAGCATGAAAGGCATGTACGCGCTCGGCGTGCCAGTGCCCTGAATCGGGTCGCCCATCTCGAAGTTGTCCGGATAGGGTTCGCGGTTCGCATATGAACGGCAGAACTCGAGGCGCGAATTGTACTGCGAAACCAGCTTGGAATCAAGCAAATGCGTCGCCGACGTGAAGGAAATGTTGACGCACGGATTCGTGATTCGGTCGGGCGCAAGATGTAGGTACTCGTCCTCACCGACATACCACTGGTAGCAGCGACCCTCGTAGAAGTGTGGGTCGGGTTCGCCGATATAGATCTTCTCGTTGCGCGGCTCGCCCTTGCGCGGACCAGACTTGAGCGGGCTGGTGTCCAGCGTGTAGGCCCGGTCCTTCATGCCGAACTCGATGGTCGGCTTCTGCACGGCGATGTGGATGACGCCCCCCACCCGCTTGGCGGAGTACTCAGAGAGCGGCAGCTGGCTCATGACGTGGAAGTAGTGCTGCGTCTGGAACTCGATGGGGCACGCCTGCAGACGGTCGACGGGGCTTGCGCTCGTGGTCTTGAAGTCGACGATCCAGAGGGTGTCGGGATCCTTGGGGAACGTGATGAGCGCGTCGGGCTGGATGACGCAGTCCTGGTACCGGAGCATCGGCTCCTGTGCCACGACGTTCACGGCGCGCAGCCACCCGTCGAGCTTGCCGGTGGGGCCTTCGCCGTCGGGACGGAACGAGACCTGGATGGCAGCGGAGAACCAGGCCCATGCGGTACGGGCATCCTTCTCTTCGCGGGCAAGGATCTCGCGGACCAACTCGGGGGACTGGCCGGCGGACTTGCCGTAGCGGCGCAGCTCCTCGAGGCGCAGCTCGATGGCGTTGTCGTACATCTCGAGCGCGGCTTCGCGGTCCTTGCGCAGGCAGTACGCGGCGAAGGCAAGGTGAGCCCACGATCCGCGGGACAGGGCGGCGCTGTACTTGGATGCCTTCACCAGGCCGAGGCGGCGCGAGAGGTACCAGGTGAACGGGCAGGTACGGAGCGATCGGTAGTCGGACGAGCGGATGCCCACGGTGCGGGGCGAGAGGCCGTGGTAACGCAACCATTCGGCTGCTTCCATACCCCCGCTGGTGGGGACCTTGGGCGTGTCTGTTTCGGGTGGCATGAGGTTGTCTCCTGAGGATGGAAATGAGAGTGCGCGGGCGGCGCACCACGCGACCCGCCCGCGCACTCATTGTCGTCCGGTCCGGTGAAGTACTTGCTTCACTCAGACCTTCGAGCCGTACTTCTTGCAGAGGAACCAGCCGCCGACGAAGCCCACCAGGGCGAGCATGCCGGCGAACCAGATGGAACCAAGGAACGAGGAGAAGTCAGCGAGGATCATTGCGAACCTTTCTTGTGAAGTCGTCGCCACGCAGCGTCGAACTCTGGGTCGGATGCACGCCGCGCGGCGACGTATTCGCGCGCATCCTCAGGTTTGTCCGGATTGAGCATTCCCGCAGCGAGGTCCGCGTCAATGACCTTCTTGCGGGGTAGCCAGCCGATGGCGATGCGGACTGCGGTGCCGAGGCCCGTCTGCCAGAGGATGACGACGACAGCCACGAGAGCCACGGCAGCAGCAACCCACCAAAGCGTCGATAACCAAGCAGGTGTTCTGTCCTCCAAGTGAGGAATGCTGCCATGGATATCGCCAGCCAGACCGCTGATTCGTTCAGCACGAGTCACCACCTCCTTGTCGCCAACGGCCGTGCCGTGGTCGATGAGAGCCTGGGACTCGGCCTGAATGGCGGTTGCGTTGCGGCTCACTTTGGCGAGCTCGCTGCACCCCACCAGCAGGCTAGTTGCGAGACTCAAGCTGGCGCTCAATCTTGTCCAGCCTTGCATTCATCGCCTCCTGCTGAGACACCAACCGCATGAGCAACCGGTCGTGCGTGAGGTACGCACTGCCGAGGATGGTGAGCAGCGTGATCGCCACGCCGATGATGCCCGCCCAGTCCCGCGCCGACAGCCGCACAACATTGTTCTGCTCTATGGTCATTGGATTACAGGTTACCTTCCGAGACCCACGTACCGGGCGATCCCGCCACGGTGCAGATCCACGCCTTTGGCGAACCAACTGCCGGATTTGACTTCAGGAAACGATCCCCGACTGCCCAGTGACCACCTGCACCACCTGATGGAATTGTGGTATCGCAGCAGATTACATTGAACCCGCCACCAAATGCTTGGCCGCTGGCTGCCTTTACCGTTGTGCCCTGATAAGCACTTCCCTGAAGATCGGTAGTGCAACTTGTCATCGTGTTGGCTTGAACAATCCATGCGCCGCCTGCACAAGCAATGCCGCGATTGCAGTCCATAATTGAGTTTGCTGAGCAGTTGGTGGAAATATCGCGAAGGGCGCTTGGGGCGCTTTGCCGATTGATTCCTCGATGGAACGTATTGATGACATTACCGACACAATGAACCGTTCCACTAAACCAGATTCCAGAATTGAACTCGCTGTTGGTCGTGTTGTCGGTTCCGACAATGCGGTTGTTGCACACAGAACAAGCAAGAGTCCCGCTTTGACCGACTTGAATACCGCCTAGAGCATGGCGAATATCAAGTGAGTTGTCTGAAATGTGGATGTTCTCGCCAGCACTCCGAATTCCAATGTTGGCGGGCCGTTCGACCCTGTTTCCGTTCACAAGAACGCCGCTGACATTGGCACCAGCAATGTTGATTCCCCAACCGCTGGTCGAGGGATTGTTGGGGTCACCGGAAACTTTGGAAATGTTGTTAGACGAAACAACTGCGCGCGAGTGTTGAATGTTTGGATCAATAGGGTTATTGCAATTGAGTTCGATACCAACACGGAAACACCCAACGACTACGTTTCCGGTAATTGAGTCTGCACCACCTTCAATCCAGATGCCTCCCTTTAGTGACGCATCCACCGGATAAACCGTTGAGAACCCGCAGTTTGTAATTACGTTTCCAACAATTGAAGTATCGCCTCCAGGCCGCGTACCAACCTGAGAGTTGATTCCGCAATGTCCATAGTCAGTAACAATGTTGTTGCTGACTAGTGAACTTGTACCTGTTGATGTCGAGTCGGAAGGGTCGTTGCCCACATAGGAGCAGAGGATCCCATACCGTGACTTGTTTGTAGCGCCTGTCCCAATCGGAGTGATGCCGTCTTCTTGCATCGGCTGGACGACGTTTCCTGTACAGACCACGAAACGGTCCTTGACTGTGTTGAATGCGATTCCGGTATCTTGGTTTCCATAACAGAGGTTGTTCGTGATCGTGTACCTAGAACCTTCATTTGGAGCAGCAGATCCGAAGATATTGATATCTGAGGTGGTTGATTCAGTAAGGGCATCGCCTTGCTGCGCCCCGCCCCAGAACCTATTATCGCTAACAGTTGAGTTGTCAGCGCGACGGAGTTCGATACCTAGACCCCACTTGAAGACCCGGCAATTCTTGACCGTCAGATTACGAGCCACAACCCCACTAATCTGAGCGTCTGCGAGGATGGCTGTTGCATAACGAGTTCGGAGTCCACCAGTAAAAACCGCTTCGTTTGTTCCATTGATTTGAAGACCGTCAATGGTAGATCCGCTGCCCATGAACAATAGACCGTTGTTTATGGTCGATGTGCTGGCAGTCGGTTGAACATCAATGATTGCTGTTCCAGGTGCAGCAGAGAATACGGTGTTTGCTGGAATTTGAAGGACAGCAGATGTGCGATAAGTTCCCGGAGGAAGAGTTACGTTTTTACCAGATCCTGCATTTAGTGCTGCTTGGATTGCAGTGGTGTCATCGGCAACACCGTCGCCGACCGCGCCGAAGTCCTTCACGCTCACGGTTTCGGCAAGCTTGGAGTTCACGCTCACCGTCTGCGCGCCCGATCCCGTAGCTAGGAAGTTCAGGTTGGTCGAGCTGGTGATCGTCTTGTTGACCTTGCTGCTGAAGGTTCGGCCAGACGATGAGCTGCTGGTTGCGATGAACTGGCCCGCAGTGCTGGACACTACGGCGCCGCCGGTAGTGGGAACCAGGAAGCTGCCGGAAGTGATGGTGCCACCGGCAATCATGGTGACGTAATCGGTTTCGTCAGCCTGGAGTTCAACGGGTTCGCCGTTGGGCGCAGGCGTAGGACCATTGACGCCGAAGATCGTGTCGGTCGCCGAGGTGGCGACGGTGACGAAGCCAGGCGTGGTGGTCATCTTGACGCACGCGTATGCGGGGATGGTGCCAGACGCTCGGATGGTGGGGGTGCTGGTCATGGTCAGGTGTAGGTGACGGTGAAGGTGTCGAGGGTTACGGCGTTGAGGAGCTGCTGCTGAACCGTTACGGTGGACGATGCGGCAAGCGTGCTGTTGAACTCAAACCAGACGTAGTTTCCTGGAGCGCAACTGATCAGCGCGCTCGGCGTTGTCGGGATTTGGATGCTGTTGATAATGCCGGTCTTGTCGGGGTTCAGCGAGATGTTTGCAATCCCCGTGAGTCCAATTGCAGAAGTCATGCTGACGCCGAGCGTGATCTGGTTGGTCACGAACAGCATTTGAACCACGTCGGACTGAGCAGTGGATCCCACTGTTCCTGTTACGTTTATCCAGTTGATTACTCCTCCGGTAGATGTTTGCGGCGTGACGTCGCGCAGTTGCATTAGGCGCGTGCGATCGCCGCGTATCTTCGGCTGCTGGAAGGAGTAGTAGGTGCGCTCGCGCATCAGAGTCCGGCGTGGAGAACGGTGATGGTGGGCGAGGCAGCCGCATTGGAGCAGACCTCGATGTACTCACAGCCGAGCGTGTCGATGAGGAGAAACCCACCAGCAGTCGTGGTGGTCACGCCCGTGAAGATCTTGGCGTCGCCAGTGACAAGCGTCGCGCCGGCGACCTCGAAGACCGTGCCGAGCGCGTTGGCCTGCGACCCCGTCATCGTGGTGCTGAAGGAGCAGAGCAGCTGCGGAACATAGGCGTTGATTTCCTGCACGTAGTTCCATCCAAAGATGAAGAACGTCGGTGCGGTGGACGTGCTGGAGTACAGCTTCAGCTTGATGTAGTTCAGGCTGCCCCCGAAGACCACGCTACCCGTTGCCGATGCTGGCTTCGTCGTGGTGAGGATCTTGGTCGGCGCTGCCGTTCCGCTCGTGAACGTCTCGCGGTGGAAGTTCTTCGCGTCGGTCGTGATGGTCACGTATGACATGGTCGTCCTGGGTGATGAGCCACCTGGCCGTCCATTCACCCGCAGCCCTGCGCTGGCCTGCCGTGCCGGTGGGGAGGACCATGAGCCCGATGGCGTACTCCTGCAGGATACGCATTAGGGCGTCGATCGCAAGACCCGGGTGCGGCTTTCCTGACTTGGGTTCCGGCATCCCCACCAGCCCCTCGAGGAGGAGGAGCGGGCGGGGAGTGCCGTCCCGGAGTCGGCGGCAGCATTCGGCGAACCGGCGGCGGCCGTCGGGGGTCAGGAGGTTCTGCGTGATCTCGTCGATGGATCCCTTGCGCTCGACGACGGCGGGGTTCCCCTCGATCTGGTAGTCGCCCGTCTTGAGCGTGCGCTTCTGGGTGCGGATGCGCACCGTGATACCCGACTGACGGCACGGGTCACGCGAGGGGTCGAGGCAGACGATGTACTCGGGGAAGGTGAACGGCTTCTTCTCCCGCTCGTCAACAAGAATGGTGTACTCGCGCTTCACCGGTGCCGACAGTGTACGACAGCTTGAACGTGAAGGGCAGGGCCGTGCCGAACAGTTCGTTGGACCAGATGAAGATGGACTTGGCGATGGTCTCTCGGACTACGGCCGGGTTCGTCTGGCTGGTGGTAAAGATCAGCTCGTCGTGCAACTGGAGGTTGAAACGGTACTGGTCGACCGTGTCCTGCATGAGGCAGGACTGGATCATCGTCATGAACACGGCGGACGTGCCCTGTACCATGAACGAGGTGGTGTCGTGGATGGTGCGGGCAGGGCTGTGGTTGTAGAGGATGTCCGCTTCCATGAGGCGGAGCTTGCCTGCCTTGCCGTCGTCGAACCACATCGAACGGGTGTTGGCGTAGTCCTGCCAGCCGGAGAAGACGGGTAGGGCACGGACCTCGGGCAGGGTGACGAGCCTGCCGGTCGTGGCGATGGCGGTGCGCCATGCCTTCTCGGGTCCGCCGCCGTTGACCCCCACCAGCAGGGCGGTCTTGGCGAGGTTGCGGTCGCCGGGCAGGGCGAGGTACGGGTCGTGGGCGAAGGCGAAGTCCCGCATCTTGCGGTCACGGGAGATTGCTGCAGCGACACGGAGCTCGAAGGCGGTCATGTCCATGCGGTACACGGGCAGGCCGTCGTGGTTCGTGATCAGCTCGCGGATGTCCTTCGACCAGGTCTGTGCTGCAGGGCGCCGGCACGACAGGCGGACGGACTGCACTCCGCCCTCGTCGGTGGGGGCTCCGTACCAGGAGGGGTAGCAGAACACCTGGTCGCCGAGGGTGAAGCAGCCGGATGGGACGTACTGCTCGTTGCCACGGTGGATTCGCTGCGACAGGATCTTGCGGATCTCCTGCTCGATGCTGTGCTCGGAGGCGTGGGTCGAGATGTACTCGAGGAGCTGGGCGTCGTGGTCGTTGGGGTTGCGCTCCCGGAGGATGGCGGCGAGGACCTTGCGGTTCTCCCGGTTGTTGCGGACGCCGCGCTTCTTGTCGGAGTACTCGAGCAGGCGCGAGTCGTGCAGGTCCAGCATGAAGTCGGATGCTGCGGACGAGGCGCGGTCGATCAGCTCGGATTGGGAGGAGCCGCTGCCCTCGCCGGCCAGGAAGATCTCCGACCTATACAGCTCGGCGCCGATCACTTCGGCGGTGTGGGCCAGGTTGTCGGCGGCGCAGTGCAGCTCGTAGCGGTTGAAGTGCTGGCCGTTGTGCGAGAGATCGAGGATGTTCCACAGCCGGTCGGAGTGGAAGAGGATGGCGGACGGCGTGAGCTTGCGGCCCTGCTCGTCGTGGATCCGCTGGGCCAGGGCACGGGCGGCGAGCACTGCGTTGTGCGTGTCCTGCGCGTTGTACTTGATGGCGTCGGCGCACATGGGGAACGGGAACTTGCCGGCCTTGAGCGTGCGTTCGTAGGTGAAGGCTCCGAGTGCGGGGCCGAGCGCCTTGAGCGAGCGCTCCTTGCGGGTACCGGAGTGCAGCCACGACAGGATGATCGTGTCCACAAGGGTTGGCAGCGGGTACTCGACGAGCCACGAGGCGAAGCCGGAGAACTCGCGCAGGTACGACAGGTCGTACACGATGTTCGATCCGACGATGGTGTCTGCCTTGCGGACCAGGTCGAGGACCAGGTGCTGCTCGGTGCACATGTCGAAGACCGCCGTCTCCTGCGGTTCCCAGCCGGTGGGGTCCGAGGGTTCGCCGGAGACGATGGTCACGGCGCACTGCGGGACGAGGCGGCACGGCAGGTGGACTCGGTCGATCTGCTTGGAGAGGGCGGGGTTGAAGACGGTCTGGTCAGGACACGCACCGGAGCCCTTGTCCCAGCAGGAGAAGGCGCCGTAGGTCTCGATGTCGAGGGAGATGATGAGCGGCTTAGTACTCACGGGCTTCGTACTCCTGGAGTTGGGAGAGCAGATGGGTGTTGCGTTCGCGCAGTTGCTTGTTGACTCTGCGCAGCATGGCGATCTCCTCGATGGTCTGACGGAGGGCGCGCTTGTCCGCGAACGAGGAGTCCTTCGCGGCGCTGCTTGCGTAGCGAGAGATGAGCTGCGAGAGGATGTCGGATGGGCCGAGGCAGGTGGCGCCGGCGTGCTGAAGCCAGGTGTCGTCGGTCATGGATGTCTCCGGATAAACCATGCGGGCGGCGGGGTTCCGTCGTCTCGGTCCCGCCGCCCGCTGGGCAGAAAGGCTTTTGGTTGTGTTACTTCTGTCGACGGAATCCAGGCGTCGCTGGATTTGATGGGTTCAGGTTGCGCCACTTGATATTCGAAGTGTTTGCCTGTTCCTGCTGCTGTCGCTCAGCGAACTTTTGCGAGTTTGCGTACTCGATCAATCTTGCGAGCGTCGGTTTGTTGTTCGCAAAGTTGTCCGACAGCAACTTGCGCATGTCGGCGATGGACATCCCGGCTTGGCGTGCGTGTTCGGCAAGCCTTGCGGAATCTCTGAGCAGGGCACGTCTCTTGTCCTGCTGAATGCGTGACCGCGTGATCTCCGCAATAATCTGTCTCGTGGACATCAGTTCGGGATCTTCATTGTCCATGCAGTAGATGGTACCCCCAACAGCCAGAGCCTTATCGTGGTGATCGCTAGTAGCGTCGACTGTGCGCGGATATCACGGCAGGGAGTCGAGAGGCATGGATGCTCAGAGGAGGTCGGATGGCTGGGGGATACGGACGCACCTTCCCGCCGCTGTACTGGCGACGGATCTATGGTGCGCCCCACGTGGACATGGTCATGGCCTTGACCTTGTCCGCTGTGGCTTGGTGGGGCAGGGTCCCGACGCACGCAGTCGACACATGTCGATGCGCCTCGTCAGAGAGTCGGGCCCTGCCCCGTGTGGTTACCAGGGCTTGGGGAGGTACGCGTCACGGGAGCAGAGCTTGCCGATGACGTTGCACTCCGGGCCACGGACGTAGGCGTCCTCCTTCTTGGTGATGGGGAGGTCGGTGCCCGTGAAGTTGGGGACCTGCTTGCCGAGCGGGTACTCGACGTCCATCGGGTGCAGGCAGTCGATGAACTCAGCAGCCTCGGAGGACGGCGGCATCATGCGGCACGGCTCGTCGAGGATCTTGTAGAAGAGGCGGGCGTACAGGTCACGATCGCACAGGTGGTTGGTGTTGATGAGGTAGACGCCGCACTTTGCGAGCGCCTCGATGATGGTCCACAGCTCGTCGTGCAGGTCGGCCGTGGCGGACAGCTCCTGGATCGGGACGGGGATGATGCCGTGCTCGAGGATCATCTGCCTACCGGTCACGGTCGGCGCCTCCTCGAGGTCGTACACCATGGTCCAGTACATGCGGTCCTTGTTGTCGGGATCGGCGGACTCGACGAGCTGGTTGATGCGGCAGTCGCGCTCGTAGAAGCGCTGCTTCTTGAGCTCGGTGATCTCCTTCCTGAGCTGCTTGATGGGGTGCGGGCTGGTGAACGGACGGGTGCGGGCTGCGAATGCGGTGGTCACAGTGACTCCTTCTCGTTGAGCTGGGCCTTGAGCTGGTCGATCTCGTCGATGAGCTTCTTGATGTGGTCGCCGGCGTGGATCAGGCGCATGCGGGCGTCGAGGCCGTTCTTCGCCAGGTCGGTGAGCGTCTGCGTGCCGAAGCTGTAGTTGTTGATGTAGTACTTGTCGTTGTGCTCGATGAAGTCGAGCGCGGACTGGACGATGCCCTTGGTCATCACGGTTCTTTCTGCCCTGCGGCAAGCAGGAGCTGGTGGGGTGAGACGATTCGCGGCTCCGACGCGGAGGGCGTGTCTCCCCTGAGGTGAGAGCGGAGGATGGCGAGGTGATCCGAGACGGAGTGGATCTTGTCCGGGTCACGCAGGACTGCGGACGGGTGGAAGGTGGAGAAAAGGTTGAACTGGACGCCTTCGATGGAGAGGGAGAGGCCCTGCTTGAGGAAGGCGTCGGCCTGCTTCATCGACTTGCCCGTCGCCCACCGGGTCAGGTGTGCGAGCGGATCTGCGCCGGCGCAGAGCGCGGCGCGGAACCGCGCAGCCCCGTAGTTCCTCATGATCGTGAGGAAGTCCTTGGTGCCGTGCTCCATCCAGCAGGCCCGGTACTGCCTGTTGGTGGGAGCCTTGCCGGTGGGCGTGTAGCAGCGGGCAATGTTGCCGAGCCAGATGTCAGCGTGGTTGTTGATGCGGGACCCGTTGACGTAGGACTCGGTCATCACTTTGCCCGAGCGTCCTTGCCAGCATGAGTTGGCGACGTCCTCGTGGAAGCCGGGGTTCATGCCGAGGATCAGGACGACGGCGTCGTGATGTCCGATTTCGTACGGTCGCCACGGCACGCCGGGATTCTTGATCCCTGCGGAGTGCAGGTCGCAGCGGGTGCACGTTGGCTGGGGATCCAGGATTTTGAGGTTCATGCCTTGACTTTCCGGCCGACGCCGAAGGTGAGGGACGTGGGTGCGATGCGGATCGAGAAAGTCTTGCCTTCCTTTGCGCATGTGCGGATGACGTTGATCGAGGCGGTTACGTTCTCGCCGAAGTCGTCGCCGCCCACCAGATGACGGGCGTTGTCGTACCACTCCTCGTCGGTGTCGGGGTTGCAGTCCTTTGCGTACGTGACCCAGTTGCTTCCCTCCTTGGTGGTCTCGTTCTTGAAGGTGGGCGATGCGGGCATGAGGTAGATGCCCTGGTCGTGGACGAGGAAGAGCTGGGCGTTCGGGTGCTGGTCGAAGTGGGCGACGATGGCGGTGAGATCGGGGATGTTGGTGAACTGGACGGTGGGCATCAGCCTTCTCCTTTGTAGAGTGCGATGGCAGCTGCGCGCTGCAGGTCTTCGACGTCTGAGGAACGGACGGGGACGCGGTTCATCTCCGGTGCGAGGGACATGCGGGACAGCCACCACTCTGGGGTGGGCAGGAATCCCATGTCCTCCATCACGTGCTGCTCCGCGATCAGGCGGGTGGGGATTTCCTTGCCCATGACCAGCATGGTGGTGCCGAACTTCTCCTCGCACCAGAAGATGCCGGCGGTGTGGTGGCGCAGGGCGCGGTGGCGTGCGTCACCGAAGAGGGACTTGGTTTCGTCGAACCATTTGTGGATGTCGATGTAATGTTGCCAGGTTCCGCCGTGCTTTTTCTGGGACGACAGTGCGTGGTGGTAGGGGTGCATCAGAAGGGCTGCTCCTCGTCTTCGTAGGTGGTGACGTTGGTGGTGTGCTCGTGCTTACGGGTGCCGTCGGCCTTGAAGACGAAGGCACCGGAGCCACCGTCGTCGATCTCCCATCCGGGGTACCTCTTGCACAGGATCTCGCCGAGCTCACGGTAGATGGCGTTGATGTCGTGCTTGTCCATGACGTCGCTGATGATGCGGGCATGGGCTTTCTTCACCTGGATTCGCTGGATGTCCTCGTCTCCGTATGGCTTGTACTCACCAGACGTGATGTGTTGTGCGTACCAGCCCGAGATGTTCTCGTAGTCGTGGTCTTGCGGGGTGAAGTGGACGTGGAAGTCGTCGAACCAGCCGTCGTCGCCCGAGCCGTTGTAGACGATGCGGACATGAAGGGGCTGGTCGGGAAATGCCGCACGGATGGCGGCGACGAATGCGTCAGTCAGTGGGGTCACGGGGTTCGGCATCGTGGTCTCCTTCAAAGTGCGGGTCGTTGACGGTCTTGTCTGCCCATTCCTGGATGGTCTCGTCGATCTCGGGTCCGAGTTCCTTGAGCGCGGTCTTGATGCGCCCGTCCATGTCCTTGCCCGAGCCGAACTTCCAGGTCATGGCCTTGGTACCCGATGGTGGGGTCAGCGAGGCGATGTAGAGGCCGGCGTTGTATGAGGGGGTGAAGAGCATGCGTCCGTCCTCGAGTCGCTCCTTGTATCGGATGATGGAGATGTCGTAGGAGAGGGACAGGGTTCCGTGCTTGTCGGACTCGAACATGAACGTGTGCTGGGTGTTCTTGCGTCCTTTCATGTGGCGACCTCGATCATGTGGGTGAGGATGTTGTGGGCACGGGACATGCGCTCGGGCGTGGAGATGGGGCTGAGCGAGAGCTTCTCTACTTCGGTGACGGCGTTCATCACGTCGCCGAAGTGGATGTCTCTGGATTCTCGGGGGAAGAACCCGCCGGGTCCGTCGGGTCGTGTGATCTCCTCGCGCAGGCGGCGGACGTTGCGCCAGGAGACTGCCTCGTGGGCGGCGAGTTCGACGCAGACGTGGTCGACTGCGACGTTCTCGTGGTCGGTCTCGAAGATTTCCTTCAGGTAGTGCGTGTCCATCTGCGCGTGCGAGCGGAGGAAGGACTTGGCGGAGTGGAGGAAGTTCATCATGGCGGAGGCCATGATCTGGGGTAACTGCTTCGACAGGCCGGGCGTGTTCTTGCGGTTGAAGTGGAACGCGTCGGTGCCGGCGAACGCCATGTTGTCGCAGACAAAGGTGTGGCGGGCGAGGATCCCGTTGGCGGCGAAGCGCTGGTTCCACGAGTTGCGGAAGCCCAGGCCCAGCGCGCTGCCGGTGGGGATGTCGAGCTGGTCGTGCTCGAGTTCGATGAGACCGAAGAACTCGTCGCCGCCCGTGTCTCCGGGCTTGATGGCGTACTGCTCGGTGATGATGCGGGCACCCATGAAACGGAGGGTGTCCTTGATGGAGTTGGCGTAGTCCTCGTGGTGGAGCGGGCACCATGTGGAGGTGGGCTCGGGTGCCACGAGGGTGGCGAGGCCGGCGGTGTCGATGGGTTCGGCGCCGGCGTGCAGGTAGAGACGGTTGGACATGTGGTTCCTCAGGATTGGAGGTGCTTGCAAAGGTACGGGTACAGGTTCGAGGTTTCGTTGCCGTGGTTCTGCTCGGACTGGAACTTCTTGAGCCAGGCAAGAGCCTTCTCTTCGCTGCCCCAGCATCCAGATGGGATGCGGTTGATGAACAGCATGACGATGGACTTGAGCGCGGTGACGTTGTCCTTGTCTGCGTAGGCGACGGCCATCTTGAGGTCGTTGCGGATGCAGTTCCAGATAAAGTCACCGGGATGGATTCCCTGCAGGACGTAGCGTGCGATGGATCCCATCGTGCGTGCGGGGATGTCCTTGACGTAGGGCGGGTCGTCGGTCTCGATGAGCGCGTTCATGTGGTTCCTCAGAAGGGGACGGAGTCGTCGATAAGGTGGCAGTCGCCGACGTCAACGAGACGGGCCGGCGGTTCCATGTCGGGGCCGAGGATGTATTCGCATCGGCCGGAGTCGAAGTCGTCGATGCGGCAGGAGACCATGGACTTGCGGACCTCGGTCTTGAGCTGGTCCGAGAGGGATTGCCAGTGACGCTTGGCATTGTCGGTGCCGTGGCTGTTCTCTGGGTAGTGCCAGGTCTGCTCGACCATGGGTTCGTTGGAGACCCACATGGATCGGATCATGGAGGACATGGCAGGGAGGAGGGTGGCGTCGATGAGGACGCCACCCTGCCTGCGGGTGATGATGGTGGGCACGGAGTTACTCCTTGATGGTGCGGCCTTCGCAGACCCAGGTCTGGGTGACCTGGTCGACCGTCACGCCGCTGATGTGGGTGATGATGCGGTCGATGCGGTATGCGCTGACGATGCGGGTGCGGACGGAGTCGGGAGTGGTGCGCCCGAAGCCGTTGACGATGGCCTCGAGGATGGGTTGCGAGTCGGCCGCTGCGTCGAGCGCGGTCTCGGGCTGGGGCTGCGCGTGCTGTGGCTGGCGCAACTTGCCTGCTGACATGGACAGGCCCTCGGCACGGAGGATCATCTCCCATGCCTTGTGCTGTGCCATGCGCTCCTGGTGCAGGACCCAGTCCACCTCACCGTTGCGGTTGGTGGGGTAGAGCGGGCCGCCGACGTGCTCGTCGAGCTGCTCGTAGATGGCGCGCATCTGTCGGCCGTCATCGGTGATGCCGTGGGCGTCGAGCTCCGGGTCGGAGTCGAAGTCGTCGATGAAGTTGCCGTCCTCGTCCTCCTTGCAGAGGTGCGCGTCGAGGACACGGGAGACGTCGGCCTCCCAGCGGTTCTGACGGACGAAGGAGGACGACATCGGGAGATGCGCGGCCATTGCCTCGAGGAGGATGGCGTCGTGAACGAGTGACATGGTTGCCTTTCTGCTGGTGATGATGAACTGCTGGTGAGTACGCGCACGGAGGGTGGGGCTGCCGCTTCGGGCTGGCCCCACCCTGCGAGCGGATGGGTTGCGCTTGGCGTCAGCGCTTGACGGCGGTCAGGTTGCGCTTGGGCTGGCGCTCCTGCTCCGCGGACTCACGCACGGGCTCGCGGACGTGGTCCAGGCTGATCACCTGGGCGTCGTTGCCGCGCTCGTTGCGGAGGTTGAAGTACTTCTTGCCGTCCTTCTTCGAGGTGTTCCACTCGAAGTAGCCGGTGAAGTTGAGGCCGGACAGGCCGTCGACCATCTCGTAGATGGAGTTGATCGCCGCGTTGAACGCGTCGTCCTGCTTCGTGGAGTGGGCCGTGCTGGCGGCGGCGACCAGCCTGAGGAACTGCTTGCCCGAGTCGGGCTTCGCGGCGTTCAGCAGGTTGGAGATCGTCGCCACGGACGCGAAGTTCCGCTTGAAGTTGACGTTGTCCTGAGCCATCTGCGGCTCGCAGCGGACGTTCATCGACTTCGAGAGGTTGTTCTCGCCGTGCACGTCGAAGTTGACGTAGAGCGCCATGTCCTTCTCGGTGTCCGAGAAGACGACCGTCGTGACCGTGAACCCGTAGCGGCCGGTGGGCATGCGCTCCGGCGTGATCAGGTTCGCGGCCTCGCGGGTGCGGCTGGCCTCGATGTTCTTGAGCGTGATCTTCATGACTGTGCTCCAATCCTTCTTCTGCAACTGCAGAAATTGAGAAATGAAAAGTGACAACGTGTCAGCAGCACGCGCTGCGGACGCGCCAGCCCGCAGCGCAGTGCTGCGGATGTGGTCTGTGTGGCCTAGGTCAGGCCTTGGTGTTGGCTTCCTCGAGCCAGCTCAGGAATGCGATCATGTCAGAAGAAGCACTTCTGAGTTGGTGCTCGAAGTACGCCTTCTGTTGTTCGGTCTTGAACTTGGTGTTGTTCACGATGGACCTTGCTGTGAGCTCCAGTGCGTTGGCACGCTGCATGCACAGCCTGATCATCTCGAGGTTGGTCTTGGTTTCTGCCATGTTCTTCCTTTGGGATGAGGCGGGGAGTGCGAGGTGCCGCCCGGAGGCGCGGCGCCGAGCACGACCGCCGGTCAGTCGTGGTTCTTGTGGTTGCGGCACTCTTCGCAGAGTTTGTATGAGTCCTGGTTGCCGTCGAACTCCGTGGTGGTGAAGGTGACGAGCGTGTCGGGGTGCCTGTGGACTTCGCACCCGTCGCAGATCTCGAAGGTGGTGAAGCCGTCGGTGTTGCAGTACCAGGGGCCTGAGTCCGGCTCGGGGCACAGGTCTGGGTGCGGCTCGAAGTATTCGCACATGACGGGCGTGGTGTAGCCGTCGCCGTCCATGTCTCCTCCGCAGTACGGGCAGTCGCGCATGTCGTGTCTCCTTGCCGGTGACCGCCGGCGTCGGTTGTCCTGAGTGGACGGGATCCCCCACCCGCTGGGGCGAGTGAGGTGACCCGAGGACTCAGTCCTGCATGGCGTTGAAACGCTCGGCATCCGGGCCTTCTGACTTGGGCACGAATGGCGAGCGCTTGGAGCGGCGCTTCGGCATCGGCGTGATTGCGCCGGGGTAGTCGCGGTCGCCGTCCGGGTCCGGCTCCTGGTCGAGCCTCGAGGGTTGGCCCTCGGGGATCGGTAGGTCGAGGACGATGGCGCGCTGGTGGATCGGCGGGATGAGATCCCAGATGCCGAAGTGCTCCATCGCCTCGAGGAGGTTGACGTGCGTGCCTCGGCTCCACTCGCGCTTGGCGGAGTCGAAGCCGACCCACGGCAGGTAGATCGTGTCGCCGTCGTTGGTGGACTTGGCGTCGAGGAAGTACTGGCTCGTGGGGCGGTCGTAGCCGTAGACGAAGACGGTGCCGTCCTTGTTGGTGACTTCGTGTCGGGACATGTAGTGCCTTTCTGCCCTGATGGGCGGGGTTTCGTTCTCACGACGAGTGGGAACGAGAGGGCGCACCCGCCCGAAGACGGGTGCGCCGACTCGCGCTCACGCGCTGGCTCAGGCGATGTCGTAGCCGAGCTTGCCGGTGCGGTCGTCCTTGAAGGACGTCATGGTGACCTTGATGGAGTCACCCTTGGAGAGGATGCTGGCCACGCGCTCGCGGCCACCCTTGAACTTGAACCAGAGACGGCCGAGGGAGACGTCGAAGGTCTTGTTGCCGACCTTGAACGCGACGCGCTGGTACGCGATCATGTGACCCTCGCGGCCACGGAAGGACTCGTCCTTGATGCCGACCAACGTCGCCTCGAACGTGCCGCTGGGCAGTTCGGCCTGACGGCGCTGCTCGCGGACGACCTCGGGGTTGGAGGCGGACAGGATGGACGAGAGAGTGAGAGTAGCCATTGCGGCTTACCTTTCTGCCCACATGGGGCTTTGCTACGGACTTGTTGTGCACGGGTGACACGCGCCACTCGTCGCACAACGGATGACGATGGTCGTCGTAGCAAACGACGCATCGCAGCAGGTGAGCGGGGTATTGCTCACTACATGACACGTAGTGAGGTAAACCCAGCCACGAGCGAGAGTTACGACTCTCGAGTCCGGATAACGGACGTGGCTTCCCCGTCGCGTAGACAACGTCAAAGACCCGACCCCCGGTCGGCCCCCAAATGGGGGGTTGTAGAAGCAGGGGAAAGACCCTCCCCCTCTCAAAAATCTCTTCCGACCCTTCCGGCCCTTTCTCTCTTTCTCTATATATTTCTCTCTACGTAGAGAAAAGAAAGGTTGGTATCCTTGGTACGGCATCCGTTCCCGAAAGGAAACCCCCCAGGGCTTTGGGGGCACCAGGGGGGCAGGATTGGAGCAAAGTGGAAGTTAAACTTCGTCTTCTTGGTTCCTGCGGAGGCTGAGCCCGCAGATACCGCGCTGGTGACCCTGGCTCTCGGACATCCGCATCTGTCGGAGTCCCCAGCTGGATTCCTGGCAGATCCGGACGAACAGCATGTTAGCCGGAACGTGCAGCCTGACCCTATTGGATTCCAGCCAGTCCTCCCACTGGTCCTTCACCACCTCGTTCGCCACGAACCCATCCTTGCGCTGCACGAACCGTGCATGGAGGAACGAATCGAACGGGTTGTTCTGCAGGTGATACAGCCGGACCGCATCCTGTGCCGCAGCCGGGATTGGCCACCTCTTATCCATCTCTGATGCCAGTAGCCGCCTTGCACCCCATGCGGCCCACATGGCAATCCCCTGCAACTCGGCCTCGAGCCGGTCCTCCAGGCACAGGTCCTCCTTGCCCTCAAAGCTGACCTCAAAGGGCAGAACCAGCATCTTGCCGCTCAGACCCCTGCCCTTGTTGGGCAGCACAGGGATCTCGTTGCTCTGGAGCATCGGAGCCGCATTCACAATCACGTTCCGCTGCTGCCTCTGGTGCTTCACGTTCACAGTCATCGGGTCCTGCCCGACGATGTTCTTCAGCACCCGGCACACCCGCTCCCCGGCCTTCGAGTCCACCTCGTTCACCTCGTTGATGCTCAGCACCTTGGAACGCTCAAGTCCATCCATGCCGAACTCGCCAGCCAGGTCCTCGAGGCTGCTGCTCATGAACGCAGCCCGCCCGATCAGCTTCCGGATCACCGACGAGATGGTGCCCTTGCCCCCGCGAATCTTCCCATACATCAGCATCCACCGGGCATACCTTCGGGTCCCCAGCAGGCAGTACCCCATCCACCGGGCCAGCAGCTCAGCCCACAGCGGATCGCCGTCACCCCACTCGGCAACGGCCTGCTCCCACCTGGGGCACTTGACCGACTCGTCGTACTTCACCGGCAAGACCGCCGGATCGAACCAGTTCTTCGGCCTCCGCATCGTCTTGCCCGTGGCCGCGTTGAACAGCACGTCCTCGAACGCAATCGTCGTACCCGGATCAAAGTCCCCGAGCGGCGTCCCAATCCAGCACGGAACCTGCTCCGTGTCGATCCGAACCAGCGCCTCGAGCGCCCGGGCGACCCCGTCGATCTTCTGCTTGTCTGGGCTGTACCGCTCCAGCGCCACCCCGTTCCTGGTGGGCTTCTCCCAGACGGCGTCCTCGAGGCAGACCCAGATCAGGTCCTTCAGCCTTTCGTCGTCCATGACGAGCCAGCGGTTGTCCCGCCAGACCCACCAATCGTTCCGCCACCTGTAGACCCCCGAATCCCGGAACCGTTCCTGCATGACACGCCGCGCAACCTTCGTCGGCTCAATGGAGCCGAGCGGGTCCTGTCTCCAATCCATGTTGTTCTCTCCTCTGAAAAGGCTTGACGCCGTTCCTGCAATTGTACCATGAACCCCAACAAGGAGCAACCATGGCATTCGGTGGACCCGCAATCTTCTCGAACGACCCCAACATCGGAATCCGGCAGATGGGCATGGAGGCATTCATCCCCACGCCCGTCAGCTCGATGACCTTTAAGAGCCGCGCTGGCGTCGACGCCCGACGTCGCGGCAACTACCAGAACGCGCCGACCGGTCGTTCCATCGCACCGCCGCACAAGGTCGTCACCAACCCGGACGGCACGAAGATGTCCGTCCCTCTCGACGGCAAGAAGAAGGGAAAGGGCAAGACTCCTGCTCCGTACTCGCCTCCGTTGATGGCGACTGGTCTTCAGGGAATTCTTGACCGCGCATTCCGATTTGGATACGGACGCCCGCCAGCTGCTGCACCCAAGCCAACGGTCCGTGTTCCGACCGCAGCCGAAATTGCTGACGGCCTTGCTTCTTTGGAAAATCAAGTGAAGCAGGACAAGGCAGACGAGTTCTTTGGTTTTCGTCCTCAGAACCGCGGCTGGAAGGGTAAGGTGAACAAGGACGCTGGAGCAACCGATCTTGTTCCCAGCACGATGTTCCGCGGTGGAGCAATGTTCGCTTGAAGAAGGCCCGCCCGTCCTACATCTCGCTCGGTGGGGGCATGCGCCTCCTGTCCGAGCAGTACTACCTGGACAACCTCAAGGGGTTCGTCCGGTCGCGCCGGGGATTCAGGGGGCTGTGCCGGGCCATCGGCTGCCCCCTGATCTTCGGCGACCTCGGCGTCGCATACGTTGACCCGGTCACGTTCCAGATCTGCATGAAGGCGATGACCCGTGCCGGCGGACGCGACTTCTTGATGCCGGGCGCAAAGAACCAGAACGGCAAGCGCACCAACTACCCGCACGCCCGCTCCTCAATCCCCGTCGAGGAACTCCGCACCCACTGGCGCTGGCTGGTGGGGGAACTGTGCGCCGGCCGACGACTTGCGAAGATCGGCACGCCCGCGCAGGTGAAGCGCGCGATGCTCGACCTCACCACCCGTCTTGCCGAACTCTCCTACTCCACCCTTCCGGAGATGGTGGGGCATGAGTACGCTAGGCGCATCCAGCAGGCGAAGCTCCCCGAGGACCCGGAAAATGGCAAAGCAGACAAGGCGAACCGTCTCCAGCATCATGTCCGGGCTGATCGGTCAGCAAGGCCGGACGCGTCCTTCGGTCACTCAGCCGACGCCGACTGCTACACCGGCGGGCCCGTTGACGGGGACGGTCCAGTCAGCGACTGCGAAGAAGATTGCTGATCGCTCGGGCAAGGCCGGCCTCGTTGCCGCCGCCGAAATCACGCGTGCAGGCGCGCCTTCCGAGCGCTCGGGCTCGCAGCGTATCGCTGCGTACCTGAAGAAGAAGGGCTTCGGCGACGATTGGGAGAAGCGCATCGAGGACCGCGCACGCGATCTCCTCATTGCCTCCGAGCGCCAGCGCGTCGGCTCGCCGAACTTTGGAAACAAGGACTACATCCCGAACGACGCGGACTTGAAGGAAGTCTCCTATCGCCTCGCAATGGAGCAGGCGAACCGGATCGACAACCCGAAGGCACGCGACCTCGCGCAGCAGCTTGTCTCGGACACCTACGGAGTCGAGCCGTCCGGCAAGCTCCAGGTCGGCGTCGTCAAAAGCGACAAGCCCCGCAAGGGCCTGATCGGGCCGGGCGCCGAGGGAACCCGAGAGGAGAAGATCAAGGAGCTGGGCGCACGCAAGCGCGTCCGCCTCGCCAACCAACTTGCCCAGCAGGGCATCACTGACGACGTCCTTAAGGCTGAAATTAAGGAAATGGAACGCGCTGTGGCCGAAGGCGATAGTGCCGCATACGCCGAGGCCGAGCGTCGATTCAACCAGCGACTCAACACAAACCTTGTTGCATCAGGTGATGTCAGTGTCCAGGACCTGACGCGTCAGTCGACCCGTCGCGTGAGCGATTTCACTCGCGAGGAGTCCGGACGAACCGGTCGGTACGGCGAGAAGGCAAAGGGCGAAGAACCGGGACGCCAGCCGATGGAGGGCAAGGCAGTCCAGGACGCGCCGCAGATGACGCGCGAGGCGCTTGATGTTCTTGCTGCCGACCAAGATCTGACCGAGAAGTTCCTTGACCGCTTCTCTGACATCGACAAGGCGGCGGTCATTGCGAAGTTCAAGAAGATCAAGGACGACCCGAACTCCGATGCGGCGCAGATGACGCGCGCCGACCTGCTGCGCACGTTCAACAAGGCGCTGTCCATCGAGGGCATGGTCAAGGCACAGACCATCCTCGGCGAGGTCGGTTCGCCAGCAGCACGCCGCGCAGCGAAGATGCAGGAGGTCCGGGACGCTGCATCTCCTGAGACCCGTCGTGGCGAGCGCCGAGAGCAGCTCAAGAATATCCGCTCCGCAATCAAGGTCATTGAAAGCGTGATGAGCGGCACTCGCCGGTACGACACGCGTGCTGGCGGTCGCGAAGCGATGACTGCTGACATCGGCTCCGTGATGAACGCGCTGAGGCAGTACGTCCCCGGCAACCGTCTGTTCCAGGACCGGATGCAGGGACAGGTTCGCAAGGCATTCGGCATGGCCGCCTCGGGCAACGTGCGTCCGATCGGCGAGATCATGAGGGGCCTCCAGATGCTCGGCCAGAAGGCTCCGCCCACCATCGAGGAGCAGGTGGGGAGCGCGAAGGGCGACGTCCCGCAGCTGGCCGCGATGATGACCGGCATTGGCAACCGCATCCGAGGCGGCGCAAGCACTTCCCGCGCGAAGCCCGGTGCCCGCAACGTCCTGACCGGCAAGCGCCTCAAGAGGGGCGTGGCTCCGGCAGCCGAGCCCAAGGGCGGAGTCGAGACCGGTGGCGCAACCGGCGTTGCCGAGAGCGCTGGTCTTCCGCTCGGCCGGGCCCGAGGCAACGTCCGTCAGCAGCCTGTCCGCCGCGAAGAAGGCGGCTACCAGACCGGTCGTCCTGAACTCAATCCCCCGAAGGTCGAGACCGGCGGTGGATCGTATGTTCCGCCCAAGAGGTACGGACTTCGTGGTGGCCGCATGTCCCTTGCAAAGGCAGAAAGACCGAGCGTCGAGGATCTTGGCGTTCCGACGACGGACAAGCTCAGCAACGCGTTCGACCAGTTCATGGCCGACACGCAGTCGGAGGTGCTTGGCAAGGGCGACGTGCGGATGCAGGGCCGCGATGCCGAGACGATGGGCAAGGTTCGCGGTCGCGCCTCCGAGCGTCTCCGCAGCCTGATGAAGGCGTACAAGGACGAGACCAAGCAGCTCAACGAGCAGAAGGACATTGCGGAGATCCGCGATGCCAAGCAGCTTGCCGCCGCCCAGAAAGACCTTGCCGCCCTGAACAAGGAGATTGCGGCAGGCAAGAAGAAGCTGGACGACATCCGCCGTTACGTTGCACCGCGCCAGTCGAAGAACATCGGCGAGGACGTTCGCCGCCGGGTTTCGGTTGACGAGGGCGACGACTTCCGTCCCGCCGTCTCGAGGCCGAAGAACCTTCCACAGACCCAGGATGCCGAGACGATCCGGGACTACCAGGCTGCGCTCGAGGGTCGCATCAAGGTGCTTCAGGGTCGCGTGACCATGTTTGAGCGAGAGCTTGCTCGTGCAACGCAGGGCAAGAAGATCGGTCCACGCGTCATGGGCGCTGCCGTCCGCGAGGGTCGCAGGCAGGAGATGCCGGCAATCAGGCAGAAGGGCACGCCAAAGCAGAAGGGTAAGTCCAAGGCGCGGTCGACTCCGCCCCTGCCCGAGGTTGTGCAGCCCACGGTCACGCCTGGCGAGCGCGACGAGCGTGCCTTTACGGGCGGCGAATTCGTCAAGGGTGTCCGGCAGGAGCGTGGCCGCAAGCAGTCCGAACCCGTGAAGCGGGCGATGCGCGGCAAGCGCATGAAGCTTAAGAGGCCACAGAAGCCCGGATATGTTCAGCGGATGGAGGACGTGGAGATGGTCCGCAAGGCGGGTCTGGCCGGCCTGCTCGAGGGGCTGCCGGCATGACGCCGAGGAGCCTGGCACAGAAGAAGGACGAAATGGTCGACGAGACCGTCATGTCCTTCTTCTGCCCCACCCGCCTGGGTACGGCGATCCGGGCGACCGAGTGGGATGTTGCGGAGGAGATGGAGCGTCTGGTAGACATCGCACGCAACGGGACCGGCAAGGTCTCCATCGACGCCATGAAGCGCATCAGGGAGATCGTGCGCGAGGTGGCAGAACTCAACGGAATGATCACCACGACTGCGGCAACGCAGACCGTCACGGAGACCAGTGGCGATGGGAAGACAATCACGCAATCGGCATCACGACTCGTCTCAAGCCTCAGGAGGGCCCCAAGTGCAATCACAGAAGACTCAACCGGAAGAATCGCAGCTACCTACCTGCCATCTCGCGGACCTGGATCCGCTGCTCAGTAAGGCGTTTGCGCACATCGCCGCGATGGACGGGATGCAGGCCGCTCGAGGCGGTGCGCCCATCCTGTTCTCGATGGGCATCATTGACCCGGTCACCTGGTGGGGCGAGCCGTCGGAGCTCGGCAACGCGATCATCGAGCGCATCAAGATGAACAACCACGTGTTCCATCAGCGCTGGGTTGATGCAGCGACCGAGATCGCGTCGGTCAGTCCCGCCGCCCATGAGCCTGCGTTCCTTGCCGCGTGCATCCTCCGCATGGCCGCCACCGAGCTGGTTGCGGTCAAGGGAATGCAGCGCAAGATGGTGGGTCTGTGAACCCGGTTGCCATCGACCTGCCTGCGCAGGGCAACGGCATGTGGCCGCTGCCTGCCGACTACCTCACGCTCACGCCCGAGGGCCAGCGCCTTGCCCGCGTGAACGCGTGCTCGCAGTGGCTCGTCCCCACCAACGATCCTGGCCTGAAGGCCACGCGATTCGCGGGGAGCGTCAACTTCTTCGACAACTGGTACCTCCACCCGGATTGGGAGGAGGACTTCAACCCGTACTTCTACGACGACGATCCGGTGGAGCCGCCGGCTGGACACTTCGCCATCTACCGGATGTGGGCGATGGCCGCGCGTTCGGTGGCGATTGCGCCCCGCGGATTCGCGAAGAGCAACTGCTTCCGCAAGACGGCGTTGCTTCAGATGCTCTCGCGTCCGGCGTTCTCATTCATCTACGCCACCAGCAGCATCGACAACGCGGAGCAGACGTCGCAGATCCTGAAGACGCAGTTCATCGCGAACAAGCGCATTGCGGATGACTTCTCTCCCGAGTTCCCCGACGGACGCATCACGCCCAAGCGCGGCGAGGCATCCTTCGGCGTCGAGCTCATGTACCTGGCGAACGGCTCGTGGTTCCGGGCGATTAGCGCCGAGAGCCGCCAGCGTGGTGGTCGCCCGCGCGTGTACGCGCTCGATGACCCGGAGTACGACCCGAAGGCGTCGACCAGCATGTCGATTCTCCGCTCGTACATGGAGCGTCTGCTGTTCAAGGTCGTGATGCCCATGGTCACCCGGCGCGATACGAGCGTGCGGTGGCTGGCAACGTTCGTGAGCCGGCGGCACTACGCGTGGCACGCGATGATGACGGAGCTTCTGGCGGACGGGAGCCGGGTCGCGAAGGATCCCCGCTTCGACCAGTGGGCTCGCCTGATCCTGAAGGCCGAGTACACGGACGAGGACGGGAAGCCGCAGAGCACCTGGCCGACCATGTGGCCGGTGGACCGGAAGACCCGCGATGCCAGCGAGAAGTTGAAGGGCCTGATCACCCTGGAAGACATCCGGGAGATGATCGGCAGCCACAACTACATGGCCGAGTACCTGGCCCAGCCGGGCGAGAGCGAGGAGGCCTACTTCGGTGACGTGACCCAGGAGCGGCACGGGTGGTGGCTCGAGCAGCCGGACACCGACAGCGACATCGACCCCTACGCCTCGAAGTCCACCGTGTGCTGGCGGAACAAGTCCGGCGAGACCGAGCGCATGCCGCTCCCCGAGTTCCTGGTGGGGCGCGTCAAGCTGTTCGCAACGGTCGACACCTCGTACACGGCGACCACGGACTCGGACTTCAAGGTCTGCACGATCATGGGGTACGACCCGGTCGAGGCGGTCCTGTTCGTTCTGGATACCTGGGGAGGCCAGTGCCGGGAGCCTGTCCTGATCGAGCATGCGTTCCGGCTGGCCATGAAGTGGCGAGTTCCCTCAATCCACGTCGAGGTGGTTCGGCAGTCATTCAGCCTGTACGCGGCGATGGAGTCGATGGTCAGGCAGCGGGCGGACCAGATCACGGGCATGACCCCGCCGAAGGTCGTGAAGCTGAACCCCGGCGTCATGGACAAGACCTCGAAGATCAGCGCCCTGAACTACCGCTTCGAGCACGGTCTGATCAAGCTCCCCACCTGGAGGCGTGGCCTGATGCCGTGGCGGCACCTGTTCGAGCAGATCGAGCAGTTCAACCCGGACGCCGAAAACGGCGGCCTGGCCCACGACGACTTCATCGACACGGTGGCCATGAGCATGTTCGTGGTCCGGGGACGCATGGAACGGTCGGCCGTCCAGCAGGTCGACGACGACCGGCTGGTCGTCGAGAACCCCCTCGAGGAGGTCGCCGCCGGCAACTATGTGGACAAGAAGTACGGGGTGAACATTGCGGATGCGATGAATTTCAATAACATCTCGGTTGAGGATGCCCTCCGTATCATGAGGGATCCCGACCCCAGGAGCGGAGGTTCCCGTGTCTGACCAGATGATCTACGAAGCGCCGCGCCCGAGTCCCGGCCAGTTGACCGTGACGATCCCGCTCTCGTACTTCAACATGCTGGTCGAGTCCTACTACATGGGACGGCGGGAGCCCCAGGTCCAGCAGGTGCCGGTGCAGCCCCGAGAGGACGCACCGTTCGTGAACAGCAACTTCAACGGCGTCGACCTTCTGGAGGACATGCCTCCGGGGTGGACGCGAGTGAGGAAGAAGCCCGATGGCAAGTGACGGCGTCAACCTCCCGAAGGACCCGAAGAACCTCGGCAAGATCATCGACGCGCACGTGTCGCGCGA